GTGAGATTATCAAGCATGATGTCAATGCAGGATATGGGCAGAGTAATCCGTATTGAGATAACCAAGAGGCAACCAAATGACCCAGCCTAACCAGAGTGAGCGCGAACGATTCGTTGACAGCATGTGGAACTACTACGGCGTGGAAGAAGCAGGTGACCTGAGATACTGGGGCGACATTTACGACTCTGTCGTAGAGCCCTACATAACCGCCAACTACACCCCGAACACGGAAGTAGCCGAGCGGGAGCGGGTAGCACGTTTGGACACAGCAAGGAGGGCGAGAGTGTTGTACGTAATCAACCAAGATGGCACTGGCGGACAGGCAGAACTGGGCTTTGAGGTAGCACTAGACAAGGTGATACCTTACAGCGAATATCTTGACGAGCTAACCAAAGCAAAGGATCAACCAGATGAGCGATGAACTAGCCGCAGCAGCGTATTGGTGGTGTAGCCACAGCCAGACTATCACGCAAGGATTTACCCCTGTTAAATCATTACTTGCAACTGCAGTTTACAAGAAATAATGTTCTGTTGTATAATAGTAAATGAGATATTTATGTGAATAAACGACCGCCTTGCGAGAGCGGTTGTTTGTTTATTAACACAGGTGTATAATAGTCAGGAAGCCCGGCAAATTTCTAATGATGTTATATTGAATGTAGAAAGCAAATCATAGGGAGGTTAATATGGCAAAGGTTGACAAATCAGAACGTGCTACGAAGCAAGAAAGCATAGTAGAGCGCGACGACAGCGGGAAGTGGCAGCCTGGCAGCACACCGAACCCGGACGGCATAGGCGGGTTTGGTGACAATCCAGATAACCGCAGCGATGGAAGATGGAGCAAAGATACCTCAATATCGTATTGGTATAACAAGCTAGGCCGCATGAGTGATGTTGAGCGCGCAGAGTTTAAGCCTACCACCTCATTCCAGCGTATTGCATTATTGCGTATTGAACGAGCAGAGCGCGATGATAAAGATTCACTTGACGAGACTAAAGAGATTACAGATCGAACCGAGGGTAAAGCTAGGCAGGATATAGGATTAGATATTGATGAGAAGACTATCCCACTGTTAAAAGGATTTATTATACCAGCGTTGCCCGATAATTTCGCAGAGATACCAGATGAAGAAAAAGACACTAGCGGCGAACGAGGCTAAAGCCTTACGTGATGCTGGCTATTGGGTACCTATGCCAGGTCCTCAGCAGTTAGCCGTTGCATTATCCCAAGACCGCCGCTATCGAGAGATTCTATTTGGTGGAGCGCGTGGACCAGGCAAGACAGATGCCAGCATTGCAATACTAGGTAGACGCGCCCCAGATCCAAGAGCCAAGCAGTTAGTGATCAGGCGTAACGCAGAGGATCTATCAGACTTTGAAGATCGAGCGGGACAAGCATTCAGATGTTTTGGCATGAAGTTACGCCGTCACCCAATGATTCTATCTGGTAAAGGCACTGGACGTATACTAGGAGGTCACTTAAACGACGATGAAGCATACACCAAGTACCAAGGGCATGAGTATTGCCGGATTAACATTGAAGAGTTGACTCAGATCCCTCGTGAAAACATGTACGAGAAGTTAATCAGTTCGGCGCGTAGTAAATACTCTGATTTATTCCCACAAGTATTCAACACTACAAACCCTGGTGGCGTGGGAATGGCATGGGTAAAGAAGCGTTTCGTGACGCCAGACCGCACCAAATGCCGTGTAATCAAGCATACGTACAAATGGCTAGATGACTATGGCAATCCGCATGAGACTCATTGGCAGACAATCATTGAACGCGAGACAGGTATACGCCGTGCCTATGTACCAGCCACGATTGACAGCAACCCGATATTGCTTGCGGGCGACCCGGACTATATCAACCAGCTTGAGAGCTTAAAGCATAGCGACCCTGAGCTATACCGCGCATGGCGTTTTGGTGATTGGGATATACAGTTTGGCGCAGTATTCCAAGAGTTCAGAAAGTCACTACATGTATTTGATAAGTTTGCCGACTGGGATATAAGTCACGATCATTTTAATGGTTCATTCAAGATTATGGGTATGGACTGGGGCTACAACGATGAGTGTGTGCTACTCAAAGCAATGTTTGATGATATCACCGAGAAAGAAGAGCGAGCATTTATCTACCGTGAGATACATGACAACCACAAACACCCGAAGTGGTGGGCGCAGCGAATCTATGATGACTTGTCACGTGATCCAGTGGATGTTTTAGCATTGCCACACGATGCCTATAGCCACTTAGGCGGTACTGATCCAATTGCCGACATTATCAAGAAGAAGCTAGATGAACTACCAGCTGACATACGCCCAAAGATAGTTAAGGCTGATAAGTTAAACAAAGAACTCAAGAAGGCCAGCATAAATACTTTTCACGATATGTTAGCCGAAGCGACCGATGGTAAAGCAGCCGTGCAGATACACCGTACTTGCGAATATCTGATTGATACATTGCCAACTATTGTATATGCCAAGGACAGCGGTGGCGAAGAGATTGACAGCAATAGCGAAGACCACGCCCTAGACGCTTACTTCTACACCGTCATGACCGCCAAGAAATTACGTGGCAAGTTGTATAATGCTAGCCAATTAGTCAGTCAGAAGCGCAAGAGCTATGTTGCCGGCAAGCCAGTGACACGCGAGCAACTAGGTACTGATCTTGCTACAATGATAAAGAACGCCAATAAGCCCAAAAGCGATTGGAAAACATTATAACGATAGAGGTGTGGTATTGATAGTGTGATATATTAGATTTAAGAAAGGTTGATTTTATGGGTGATGACCAAAAATATTACAGCGATAGCACAGTAGATGACATTACAGTTGATACTGGTATCATTGACGAACTACCAATTCTATCTATCGATACTGATGACCGCGAGTTGATTATGAACTTTAAGCGTTGGGTACAGGATAGCCAAAGCTATTGGGACGACAAGGCAGGCTATGACCTAGCCGCAGCACGTAATAAGAACGAACGCTATTATCTTGGAAAACAGATAGATAAGTCGAAGCTATACGCCTATCAGGTGCCGTTTGTTGATAATCAAATATACGTTGGTACACAATCCATCCTAGCCTATGTCACCGGCCGTGATCCATCATGTGAAGTTACGCCAGAAGATGACACCCCACAAAGCAAGGTGATGGCCGAGGACTTGGAGAATGCAGTTAATATCCATAACCAACGTTGGCAGCTTGCCAAACGTGTTGGCGCATCCGTGAAGAACATGTATTTGAAGCGTGTTGGTGTAATAAAGCTCAAGTATGATCCGATTCTTGATGATATTGTACCAATTGCTATTGATCCAGCACGTTTGATATTAGACAAAGATTGCTTGCTTGATGAGGAGCCGAGGTTCATTTGCGAGATATGCACCGATAGCGTGGCCGCACTTGTAAAACGATTTCCCGATAGAGAATCGAAGATACTCGAAGCATTAGGACGCCAGCGTAAGACGCCGAAGCTACTTGGCCAGATTGTAGCCTACAATGAAGTATGGTTTACCGATCCATCTGGTGAAGATGGCGAAGATGAGTGTGTTGCATGGTATATAGGCGATACGATCCTAGACAAGAAGCGCAACCCGAACTATCTATATGATAGAGATGGCGTGGCTATCCGCAACTTTATTGATAGACCGACCAAACCATACGTACTATTCAACTATATCAATGACGGCAGCCACTTGATTGACCAGACCAGCCCGATCGAGCAGGCCATACCATTGCAGGACGTACTCAACAAACGTGGTCGTCAGATCATAGAGAACGCCGACACCGCCAACAGCCTGTTGGTATTAAAGACTGGCTCAATCCCCGACGAGGATGCGGGCAACATTACTCGTGACCCCAACCAAATACTTATGCTTGACACCCCTGGCGAAATGCCACTTGCTAGCGCATATGGTGAGATCGCACCGCACCTGTTACCTAACTATGTGATCCAAGACAAGCAAGATATTAAGAACAGCATACACAACATCCTAGGCACACCGTCACAGTTCCGCGGCGATGATAGTAAACGTGAGGTTGGTACTCTTGGTGAAGCCAAAATGATGCAATCACAGGCCAGCGGTAGACAGGATGAAATTATACGTTGTATTGAGTACGCACTAGACCGCTACTTTAGACTGCTAGTGCAGATGATGAAGGTGTATTACGACAAGAAGAAGTCATTTGCGACCCGCGATAACGATGGTACGTTTATGTATGTGGAATTATCACGCGAGAATATGCCGGACGTAGCCAACATTACCGTGTCACAAGGAAGCATATTGAAGCAGGACAAAGAGCGACGCGAGAACGTATCCATGGGACTTGCGAAGATGGGGCTAGTGGACCCGTACAACCTATTCAAAGACCTTGGACTGAAAGACGCCGACAAACGATACGAAGCATTGGTTAAGTTCAAGATGGCACCTGATAGTTTAGTATCAGATGTTAAGAGCGAAGTGCAGAACCGTGATGCCTATGTTGACTTTACCATTATAATGAATGGCCAAGAAGCCGAGCCACGTAGAGACATTGAGCCAAGCTACATTCTAGCCATGCGTGAATTGCTATTAACTGATAGATTCCTGTACGCCAAACCAGAGCTACAGAAGAAGCTTATTGGATACATTGAGGACGCAGTTATTGGCCTATCACAGCGCGCTAAACTCGAAGAAGCCAATGCAAATGGTATGCTACTTGATCCAAACGTACCGGTTACACCAGAGCCACCAATGCCGCCAGCACCCGCACCAATGCCGGGTATGCCGATGGGCGCACCGGGTATGCCACCTATGCCACCAGCACCAGACGCAGGCGCACCGATGAATCCAATGGCAGGCGCAGCACCGGCCCCAGTGTTGAGTAGCCTATTGCCGGGGATGTAGCTTATGAGTATCTTGACAAACCTATTGGCAAGCATAGGCGATGACGCGGCTAAACATTCAGTAAAGTATGGCGTTAAGCTAGGTGCTAATGAGTTAAGGGATAGCACAGTAAATGCGATAGCGGACAATATACTATCCGGCAGCGATGATGTGGCACGCAATATATTAAATAGTTCACCGGGGTTGTTCAGATCCGAAAATATAGCGCGTACCGCAGCACGCACGCTACCCGACTACCAAAATATAGCACTAACAACACTAGACAATGCACCAATGGGATTTGGTATGGTAAACGAAAAATCAGGCGTACACCTAACCGCGCTTGATCCGGACTTAATGAACACAAGCGGACAAAAGGCATTTTCACCAACAGATACCGCATGGATTCCATTTAAGGGAATGTCACCGGTAGACGCACAAAACAAACTATTCATTGGTGAGTTTGGCGGCAAAAAGATACCATCAAACCGCCAAGCATTGCGCGACATTGCATGGGATGACGAGTTTTTATCAGGTATACCAGAAAACGGATGGGGAGAATTAAACGCGCCCATAACTAATAGCGATGTAGTAATGACCGGATCAATACCACATTCAGCGCATGGCTACCAACTATCATCAAAAAAAGCACTCATGGATAATATATTTAACGATATAAAGTCAGGCGGCGATAGAGCAGGCATTGGTGGCTCTGGTGTAACCGGTACGTTTGGATCAAGTAGCATACCATTTGCATTGGCTTCTTCGAGTTTAGCGCGCTGTGATAGGCCAATAACTGCGTCCTCAATGTA